TAAAATCACCCGGAAATAACTAATGGAGAATGTATAATGGCTAATGAAATAAAAGCTAAACAAGACACATCACTAGCATTGTTTGGTGATGACGTATCCAAAGGTTTTGAAAACATGACGCAAGAAGATATGGCGTTACCGTTTGTCAGAATCTTGGGACAACTATCGCCGCAAGTAACTGATGGTGATGCAAAGTATATAGATGGTGCCAAACCAGGTATGATTTATAATACTGTTACCAGTGAGTTATATGATGGTAAAAAAGGTATCAAGATAATTCCTTGCTACTATAAAAAAGATTATCCAGAATGGTCGGATAGAGGGGATGGACCAGGTGCTCCGGTTGCAGTTCACCTACCGAACAGTCCGGTAATCACAACAGGTAAGAGGGATGGTTCTAAAATTAGATTGCCTAATGGTAACTATTTAGAAGAGACAGCTTCTTACTACGTAATGATTGAGACAAAAACAGGTGGTTATACTCCTGCTTTGATTACTATGAAATCAACTCAATTAAATGTCAGTAAAAAATGGAATTCTATGATGAAAACCATACAAATTGCTGATGGCAAGGGTGGATTTGCTATCCCTCCTATGCACGGTGTTGTCTATAATCTAGCTTCTACCTTACAAAAGAACGATAAAGGTTCTTGGTATGGTTGGGTTGTGACACAGGACAGAATTTTAGGACAAGAAGATAAATCTTTGTACTTAAGTGCAAAAGATTTTTCCGGAAATGTATCTAAAGGGAACGTTCAAACAAAAGCTGATGTGGAAGAGAAAGTTAAGGATTCAACTCCTTACTAATAAAAATAAGGGGGAAGGTAACTTCCCCCTTTACAAAGAAATAAGAAATGATAATTAAAAAAGATAAATTCAAAAATATATTTAGTGGACTAACTATAGCATATGGACAATATCAACCTGGAGAACGTGGCGAAAACGGAAAGCAACAAGGAAAAGCTTTTATTGTACGTGGTACCGTCACCGAAGAACTCTGGGAAAACCACCTTACAGGAAAAGGTCCCGCCCTTGGGATTATCCCTATCACAGAAAATAATGATTGTAGGTGGGGCTGCATTGATATTGACGAATATAACCTTGATCACGTTGGCCTCATTAAAAGTATTCGGAATCTTAAACTCCCATTAATAGTTTGCCGTAGTAAATCTGGCGGCGCACACGTATTTTTATTTACAAAAGAAAATATTCCTGCATCTTTGATGCAATCAAAATTAAAATCTTTTGCTATCCTACTTGGTTACGAAGGATCAGAAATTTTTCCAAAACAAACAGAAATATTAGTGGATCGTGGGGACACTGGTAATTTTTTAAACTTACCCTACCACAATGAAATGAAAGGACTACGTTATGCTATCAACGATAATGGCACCGGTTGTACACTTGAGGAATTTTTTAAGCTCTATGATGATTTTTCTTTACGAAAAGAAGAGGTGGAACAAATTAAAACGAAAGAAAAAAAAATAGAAGAAGCATTTCCTGGTGGCCCTCCTTGTTTAAATAAGTTAGCTTCAATTGGTTTTGGGGAGGGCTCAAGAAACAACGCACTATTTAATATTGCAGTTTATTATAAACAAGCAAACCCAGATACATGGGAAGATGAAATAGTAAAAGCTAATCAAAAATTTATGGAACCACCATTAAGTAATGGTGAGGTTCAACAATTAATTAAATCAGTTAATCGAAAAGGTTATGATAAGTATAGATGTAAAGACGCACCAATTAACGCGGTATGTCAATCGGGTTTATGTAGAACAAAAAGATTTGGTGTAGGATTTGGTGAAGAAGAAATGCCTATACTTGGAAGTTTAACTAAATACTCATCAACACCACCACAATGGTTTTTAGATGTTAGTGGAACGCGGATCGAATTAAAATCAGAACAACTTTATAATCCAGGTATGTTTGCACTAGCATGTTTAGATCAAGCTAATTTAGTTGTACCTGTACCAAAACCAAAAGATTGGAAACAACATTTTTTAAAACCAATGATGCAAAATTTACAAGAAGTAGAACCTTTAGAATCTTTAAATCCTATGAATGAAATTACAGGACTCTTACAAGATTGGACTACAAACAGACAATCAGCAAGAACAATAGATGATATATTTAATAAGCTACCTTTTACAGAAGATGGTTTTACATATTTTAGAATGGAAGACTTTTTTAATTTTTGTAAAAGAAATCACTGGGAAAAAGATAAAACACAAACAGGTAATTTATTAAAACAATTAGATGTATTTGTAGAAGAAGAAAGAGTTAGAGTTAAGAAGCAACAACCAAGACTAATTAAAATTAAAACAATGAAACAAGTAGAAGCTTCTACATCTAAACTACCTTATCAAGAAGAACATTTTTAATGTTTGATAAAGATGTAGGAGTTAATTGGCATTTAAGGTTTCGTTTGAAACTAGAAAAACTAGAAAAAGAAAACGAATATCTTAAAATGAAAAACAGATTATTAACAAGGAAAGTAAAAAAATATGAAAACAATAATACTAGGACCACCTGGGACAGGCAAGACAACAACACTGCTGAATCTAGTGGACGAATTTATACAGCAAGGGATAAGACCTAAACAAATTGGGTACTTTTCGTTTACTAAAAAAGCCGCAACAGAAGCGGCAAATAGAGCTGCGGACAAATTTAATTTAGATATCGAGAATGATTTAAGTAATTTTAGAACACTTCATTCCTATGCATTTAATCAATTAGGTATGACCAAAGAAAAAATGATGGGTCGAGATGACTACAAAGAGTTTGGAGAAAAATGTGGCATACCAATTAAAGTTGCAAGATTTTCTGATAGTGATGGTACATTTAATTCAGACAATGAATATTTGACAATCATAAACACAGCTGCAGTTAAGAGAATAGATCTATTAGAATACTATGATTCAAGACAAAACATATTAGACATAGAACGTAACACATTATTTTTATTGGCAGAAGAACTTAAAAGATTTAAAAAGGAAAAAGGTCTTAAAGATTTTAATGATTTGTTATTAGACTATATTGAAAAAGAATCTGTAAATAGTTTTAAGGTATTATTTATAGATGAAGCACAAGACTTATCTTTAATACAATGGGAAATGGTAAGAAAACTTTGGGCTAACGCAGAAAAAACTTACATAGCTGGTGATGATGATCAAGCTATATTTAAATGGGCCGGTGCAGATGTAGATCATTTTATTGCACTTAAAGAAGAAGTAACTGATATAAAAGTATTAGATCAATCTTATCGTATACCAGGTGGACCTATACATGAATTGTCACAAAGAATAATTGGTCAAGTACAAAATAGATTTGATAAAAAATATAGACCAAGAGAGGAAGAAGGTATTTTAAAAAGATATTCTGATATTACACAAGTAGATATGAGTGAGGGTAATTGGTTAGTATTATCTTCAGCCAATCATTTTTTAGATGATGCAAAAGATTTGTGTGAATTACAAGGGTGGTATTATCAATTCAAAGGAATAAATTCTGTACCTTTAAAATTATTATTAGCGTTAAACAATTGGGAACACTGGCGAAAGGGAGATCAATTAAATCATTTAGAAATTAAAAACATATATGAATATCTTGGATCAAATGTATTACCTGGATTTCAAAAAGGTAAAACTTTACATTCTGATGAAAGGTATACATTACAAGACTGTAAAGATAAACATGGTTTAGTAATAGATAAAGTTTGGTATGAATCTTTTGAAGGACTCGATACTATTACTGAAAACTACATTCGTAACATGAGGGCGAATGGAGAAACACTAAATAAAAATCCTCGTATAACAATGTCAACTATACACGGAGCGAAAGGAGGAGAAGCTGATAAAGTTTTATTGATGCAAGACTTAACTAATGCTGCACTCGAAACATTTAGTTATGATCCAGATGAATTACATAGATTATTTTACACTGGAGCGACGAGAGCGAAGCGTGAATTGCATGTCTTGGACCCAAAAGATTTTGATCGAGCTTATATATTATGAAATGTTTCTACTGCAATGAAGATGTAATATGGCAAAACGATTTTGATATGGAAGATATAGATCCAGATTCACAATATAATATTGTTTCATATTATCAATGTAACAAATGTAACGCTTGGTATGAAGTATATACCGACAAAAAGGAGGAAGATGACCAACAGTGAAATATTTAAAAAAGCCGCATACGATTCACTAGATAAACAAGTAGGTGGAAAACACTATCGATCTATGAAAATTCAACCCGCTGAATTCATTAATGAAAACAAGTTGCTTTTTGCAGAGGGGAACGCTATAAAATATATCTGTAGACATCAGTCAAAGGGAAAAGAAGAAGACGTGAAGAAGGCAATACATTATTTAGAGATGATTCTTGAAAGGGACTACGAATGAGAAGTACTCAAATTCCTTTGTTTACACCACA